GGGTTCCTTCTCTGACGCCAGCGGCCATGATTATGGAATCTGACGTGTCGAGATCAAGAAAGCCAGCAGTCGTTGTTACGTTGGCAAAGTCCCAATTCGTGTAGTCTTCCTGATTAGACCAAGCAACGCGGCGACTATTGCCCCCTGCACCAAACAAGACAGCATATCGCTCCGTGGTTACGAAGACGCCACGATTGTTGGTTGGACACGGGATAAGAGTAGATGCAGTTCCACCAGTTCCAGTCGCATTGCTGCCGGAGTCTGCATAAGTGAATGTGGTTTCTGTCGGGACAGACGTGATGGTGAATGTCCCATTCATGCTCCCAACGCTAACACCGGCAACCACAATGCTATCGCCATTGGCGAAGCCATGATGATCTGTTGTTGTAACTGTGATGATGTTTGAGGCGCGAATAGCAGTAACGATGTCGGTGATACCAACCTGATGCGCTTTGGTCTCACCCTCCTCGAAATGGAGAAGCCTGCCGTCGCTGGAAGCAACAAGCAAAACATCGCTACCCCAAGTGTCCATTGTCCAAGAGAACGGCAAAAAGAACTGGGCTGACTGAGGGCGCGGATAGGTTACGTCGGTGTCGTCACCGTACAGCAAGGCACCGTAATTATAGGCGCCGTAACCACCAAACTCAGTATCCTCCGGCGTTACGAAGCCATCAGGCGTTATGTCAGTGTAGGTGCTACCCTCTAGGGAGAACAGCTTAGAGTATCCACCGATCAGGGTTATTGGAATGTTGTAGTTCGTATTCCAAGAGAAGATAGCGTATGGCGTTATATCAAGCGGAGACGATGTAATTCTGCTCCAACCCCCTACCGGAAGCAGCTTGCCAGAGCGCCAGCGGATTAGGTTGGAGTCCCAATAGCGCCCAGCAGACTGCAATGGCGTGGCACGCCTTACAACTCCGGGAGGAACATCAATCGGGACTAAAGGCATTACTTACCCTCGCAATAGCCTTGCCGGCGCGCATTGTTTACCTTAACCTCGACAATGGTTTGCCGGGTATCTTTTCCAGACCAAGAAACATCGCGCCATACAGAACAAGCAGCAGGCTTAGTCGCGCCTACTTCCATCATTTTCGAGCAACCGCTCAGGACTAACATCAACGGAATCGCCAGCAGCAATCGCATCCTGTGTCCTTTTCAACGCCTCAGTTGTTGATTGCGCGACCACTTCTCGCACAGCGTCAGCTCTGATCTTAACATAAGCAGAGCCAAATATCATCACTACCACAAATGTAGCAGCGAAATACTTTCCTACCGGAGTTAGAAGAAGGGCTATCATGACCCCTCCTCATCTAGCCTCTGCTTACGGAAGTACCACACAACACCTGCTGCCGCGATGATTACCAACAATATCATCACAGTCGGGCTGAGTGAACCCAAAAGGTCTCCGCCCTCTTTCATCATCGGCATCACTTCTTGAGCGATAGCTACAGCGCCCAATCCACCCGCAGCTACGGCTGCATTGGCTTCTTTCGACTGGACGATTGACTTGGATGCCTGCGGCTGGTCTGGAGCAAGGCGAGCCTGAGATGTGACAACCGGAGCCTTAACATCAAGACCACGCCACAGCTTCACTTCAGCACGGCGACGACGAACAAGACCCGGTAACTCTTTGCCGCCGCCCCTTGTCCACTTCATGAACTCAGCAGGGACCTCGTCGAACTTGCCTGCGTTGACACGCTTCAGAAGAGTAGACTTTTGCAGAGCGCCGACACCAGCGTTGTAGGCAAAATCCACCAGAGCATCGAACTGACCCTGCGTTAGGCTAACCTTGACCAGCTTGTTAACGCCGTCTTCATACTGCTTCATGTCACGCTTGAGGATGGCCTCGCACTCTTCTTTTGTGACCTCAAGCTTGGGTGTTACTTCTGGTGCGCCAGCGGCGGAGGTGTGACCATAGCCAATTGTCCAGACAGCCGCAGGACACTTATACGCCTTTAGTCTAAGACCCTCGAACTCTTTTACCGTAGCAAGTCCTGCTGCCGACATTCTCATAATACTCTCCAATTACTTTGCCATGTCTCTGGCGGTTTGATTGATCCGTGCTTTGGTTGCCGTCGTATCTCTAGGCTCTTGTTTGAAGCCAACGGCTATGTACCCGGCCATATGACCGGCTTCAGGAGGGATTGATCCACGGCAGGCGTAGGTTACGCCCCTTGAGATGATCCAGTCACCTACGTCAGAGGATGCAGTAAAGGGCTCACACAGAACCTCACCATTGAGCATGGCTACTGCGGCTTTGTTTCTGTCAGGTGATCCGCTGAAGAACGCGCCCTTCTTTCCTTCCAGCGCTGCAAAGCGACCGTCTGGAGACTGGGCAATTCGAGTCGTCCTAGCGTTCTTGGCTAAGTCGATCTCGTGAATAATAACAGTCTCGGCTCGTGTGTCCCGGATCAAATCACGAGCCATAGACGACAACCGCTCATCTGACAGCAGCACTGGCATTGTCTCGCGAGAAGTAATCGCCCCAACTAGCTTGTCCTGCTGCTGGTAGACGATGTAGCCACCAAGACCGAGGACGCCAAGAACCACTACTGTCGCAAGTTTAAACGGGCTATCTACCCACTTAACGAGATCAAGAACTTTGTCTATCGGCCCGCCCGGAGGCTTGGGAGCAGCAACTTCTGTAGCCTTAGCAGCAGGTTTCTTTGTCGGCGACTTCTTTGCTGCTGGTTTTTTAATAGGAGGTTTCGCCATCATGCCATCCAAACTGCCAGAATAAATAAGCCCACCATGATCGTTATCGCTACCAGTACAACCAGCCCTAGCTGCATCAAGTCGTCTCGCATCTGCTTGGCTGCGCGGGCTTTCTCTTCCTCAAGTAGCCTCTGTTGCTTTCGTACCCGAATGACCTCCTTGAGAACCTCCTCCCACCCATGCAGACCGTAAATAGATACAAAGTCGTTCTTCACCTTCTCCGCCATCTCCGCCGCTTCTTTCCGCTTCATCACGGTGTCGAGAGCGATTTCCTCGGCAGTGACTTTGCTGAACAGCTTTGGTTTCGGCGGCGTCTTGCTGGCTTGCGTTAGTTTGGCGACTGACCCGTACAGCTTGGCAATGTCACCACACATCGAGTTGATGTCTTTGCCAAACTTAATACCTTGCTGTACGGCGTTAAAGGAAGCTTTGGCTACTCCGAATATGACAGCGATTGTAGCAGGGTCCATACCATTACCTTGCCCCTACTTGCCCAGCCAGCGCTGAAAAGTCTCAGTCTCGTATATACGAATACCCGTCCAGATAATCGTAAACAATGCAGCAACTGCCGGGAGCAGGCCAGCCAAAGTCCCCAAAACCGTCACAACCGAAAGGCCGTCAGTTATCAATTTTGCTGCCTCTTGGTTGTGAGGTTCCATTACGCGCCCCTCTGGATGTTTACCATTCGGCTGTCTGGCTCTAAGGAAATGAACTCGTGCGGGTCGTTGGCCTTCCAGTCAACAACATCGCCACAGTTTAACGTGCGATCCCATCCATTGCCGTGAGCGCGGAAAGAACCACGAGCCACGATGGAGATATGCAGGCTGGAAGCATCGTGGCTGTGCATCGGCAAAACGTCCCCAACGAGTGGAAAATCGTTTATCGACCCGACCAATTTTCCAACATTAAGAGGCTTTGACTCTAGCATTAAAGCACCACAGGGCCGTCGCTTGGTGGTGCATCAGCTAGGACTTGGCAAGCGCCAATGGGATCATACGCCCCAGTGCCTATCTGCTCAATTATCCACTGATTTACAGGTGCAGGGTCGCCTTCACGGGCGCAATACTGAACTGCAATTTCCCAAGTCTGGGACCAGCTATCCCACAGATCAACCGTGCAGTTGTATCCACCGTCAACCCACTGGCAAATAACATTAAGGTTCTTGGCTAAGTTGTCCATGTTACTTCTCCAGTCTCACGCCGTTCTTTGGAACAGATAGGTATATTCGCAAGCTTGTTGCGGCGTGCGCCCCCTTGCTCTCCACGTCCCGGTAAGAGCAGCCGACCCCGTCCCCTGCGAGCTTTTATAAAACCGCGCCGATCCACCGGTCGGTGGGCTAAATATCGTCGATGATGAATTTACGTTTATGTCGCTGTCGGTTTGAGAAGAAACATACGAACCAATCGGGTAGCTCGTATTATTAACGGTTGTGCCAGTATAAATATCAACCGCAATCGTCCCGCTGGTCGTAATCGTCCCACCAGTGAGTCCGGTTCCAGCGGTTATGGACGTTACACCGCCAGCCCCTGCCGCCGCGCTCTCCCAAGTCGTTCCGTTGCTTTTTAGAACATTACCTGACGTTCCGGGAGCAACCAACTGAACAGCAGAAGTTCCATTGCCCAAGATCACGTTGTTGGCGGTAAGCGTCGTGGCACCAGTACCGCCCTTGCTTACAGGAACCGTATTTTCAACCGCCACAGTGCCAAGACCCAAGCTAGTTCTTGCATCACCTGCCGTAGTTGCGTTAGTGCCGCCATTAGCAATGGGAAGAGTTCCAGTAACACCAGTTGTTAGCGGAAGCCCGGTAACGCTAGTCATAACCCCAGATGCGGGCGTGCCAAGAGCTGGAGTAGTCAGCGTCGGGCTTGTCAGGGTTTTGTTTGTCAACGTTTGCGCGGTGCTAGTATCAACCATAACCTTGCGCGACGAGCCGTCACCAACCGTCAAGAGATTGTCGTCGCTGTCCCAAACCATGGAGCCGTCAGCCGTCTGGGCAGGGCTCGCGACAGCCGGGATTAAAACAGTACCATCAGTCGCGTTGAGCGTCTTGCCGGTACCAACCTTTAAGCCAACAGACGTTCCAGTTCCATTGGCTGTAAAGAGAGCGTCGAGCGTGTCCAGATCGGTGTTAAGCTTGCCGCCCCAAGTGTCGCGAGACGCGCCAACCTCCGGCTTGGTAAGGTTAAGGTTTGCTGTAAACGAATCGGCCATGACGGCTGCTCCTACTGATTAACCCACGCTTGGGCCGGTGTCTCTTGCGCTGCCCAAACCTCCGCCGGAATACTACTACCAGACCACGCCTGAGCCGATGTTGCTTGTGCTGCCCAAGTCGCGGAAGGAACACCTTGCCCAGACCAACTCTCAGCAGCCACGATCTCTTTTTCCCACAAATAACGACCGTTCGCAGTCATATTAGACAATGCCGAAGCAATTATCCGGGCAGAATAAATGCCTTTCCCAGACGCGAACGCATTACTGTAAACCTGTATTAGTTGTACAGCATAATATGTTGCGCTTCCAGAGGCATTTGCATCAGACGTAGAAGCGCCAGACGCCGCAGCAAGCATAGTCACACCAGCCGCAAATGTAGCAGAGCTTGTTGACGCGCCGCTAGCAGATGCCAGAGAAACTGTATAGGCGTTAGCCGAGGCGTCAGATGTACTAGCAGCCTGAGCTGACGCTCCAAGGGTTAAGGATGCCCGTGCCGTCGCAGAAGACTGGCATACCGCTGAAGCTGAAGCCTGCCTAACAATGGAAGCGCTGGCAGTCGAATTGCTCTGGCATGTGGCAGTTGCACGAACACCCAGTACAAGCTGGCCGGACATCTGTGCGCCAGACGCGCAAACCATGACAACAGATGCAGGGGTGTCCTTGTTGGCAGAGGCAGAAGCGTTAGACGTAATCTCAACAAGACAAGCCGCATCTATGGTGACAGAAGTCCCGAAGGCTCCGTCACCATATCCATATTCTCCATATGGGCGGCCAAGAGCCATCAGTCGAGCGTTATGTCAATTTCACCCGTGTTGAACCTCAACACGTCGCCAGTTCCGACAGCCTTGCTTACGGTAAGGTCTGCGTAGGCAATAAGGTTTCCCCCCGTAGACGCATCCATGACCCCGGCGGCTACAACCGTCCCCCAAGAGGCCGATGCCTCAACAAACTCGACAGCCGCAGAGTTTGAAGCCGTTGTCGGTGCAGTACCGGACACAGAAAAGCTGGCAGATGTGCGGGCATACGAGCCACCAGAGACTTCCGTGCCACCTGTGCTTTCAGTCGGAGCCACAGTGTAAAGCGAGATGTACCAAGCAGTCGGACGGGTCGCCGTGCTAGTTGTGAACAAGAAATCTAGAACAAGGTCTTCGCCAAAGTTTGTAAGTCCAGCCATCAGTACGTCCTCTGTGTTCTGGCAACAAGCGGAGAGCCGCTGTGCAATGATTTCTGAGACTCTTCATTCAGTGACTCAACGCGAGACAGATATACCTGACCAAAAACCTGAACGCGAGGATCATCCATAAGATACGGGGCGGCGTGAACCATTGCTCCATACAAGTACACGTCAGGAGCCTTGGTCAGCAGCCAGTTTGTCGGGGTAGCGTCGGAGAGAGCTGGAACTTTACCGTAGTAAATCATCTCAATATCAATATCGTCGGCAGGAGGCGGAACAATCTCAATCGCACCATTCATCAATGAATAGAAGGCCGGAGACGTATAGGACTTTGCCTCGTTAACCTGATCGCTCTTATCAAGAGTGATATATCGCAGCGGGCTCTTTCCACCAACAATCGTAAGATTGATAGCCTCCAGCCAGTCTGACGGAAGCTGAACATACTCGGCAGAAGACGTAGCCTCAGACCGGACAATCATTTCGCGGCAACGTAGGCGCGTGTTGATGTCGGCTTCTACGAACTGGATAAAGGTTTGGATTTGCGACGTAAGATCACCTCGATTGAGATAATCGGCAATCGTGGACTGTAGCGTAGCGTAATTGGTAATTGTCGCCATCAGCTCTTCATCCAATGTGTTTTGTACGGAAGAGCCTCATCCGAGGCCAGCCACTTCTTCATCTCTGCTCTGTCGCGAATAATACCACGCTTAACGAGATCGAGATACACCATCATTGGCAAGCTGGCGACCTTAACCATATCTCCAGACTTTGACGTGCGAGAGCTTTCATTCCGCTCCTGCCTTGCCTGTTCGGCAATCGCGTCAATACTTACCGAATCCTCAAAGTGCATGATGCCATCGTGTGTGATGTGCATCTTTGTCGTTGTTCCTGAGAAGGTGTCAGTTCCGAGGCTGAACGTTCCGGGAGCGTATTCTTCTTTCATATTCCCCATTCCTTTAGATAAATGGGCGGCTTTCGCCGCCCATTTATTTAGATTAGGCCGAAGGCGTAAGGTTGGCGATAGCCGCATGAGCCTTTTCAGACTTAATGCGGAGGCCGTATTCCACGACCATTTCCTTCTTGTCCGAGTCGCCAGTCTTGGCGATGTCGAACGTGCGGAACGGACGCAGGTACGAGACCGAAGCGTATTCCGGGTCCAGCACGAACGCGAAGTTCTCGGGCTGGAAGCGGTTCGGAACAATGGCAACTTCGCCGAAGTCCGAGAGATAAACGTCAGCCGTTGCGATGATCTTCAGCGGCTTGGCGCTATTGTAGGTGACGCGCTGCTCGGCAAGACCAGCAAACCCAGAGGCGACCGTCTTGTTGTACGGGCCAACCATGAGGATTTTCGGATCGCCGCCTTCAGCCCAGACGTTCTGAATAGCAGTCTTCAGCATCGTCTCAGTGAACGCAACGTCCGTCGAGGTCGAAAGGCTGGTCCAAGCGGTGTCGGGATAACCGTTGCCGTCAGAGCCAGACATCTCGGGCTTCACAGCACCGTTGGTGATCGAGTTGCTGATGAGCCAAGTGGGCAAACCAGCCGTGTTACGAGCCGTCGAGGTGCCAGAACCGGCAACACCAGCTTGGTTCGACAGGAGGATGAACTCCATATCGCGCTTCAGCTCTTTTGCCTTCTTGGCGGTCTCGTAAGCCATGACGGTACGCATACCGGCAGTGTTCACGCTGTCAGCGGTGCCAGAGACCGAGATGATCTTGCGGCTGATCTGGGTGTAGTTGGCAACACGGACAGTCGCGGTGAAGTCGGCATTACCGGCGTCAGCGCCTTCGATTGCAGCGTTAGCGGCAGCAGCCGCCAGCTCGTCAACTTGCCACTCGAAGTAGGTGTTCGACGCCGTGTCACGACCAATGTTGGACATGAAGGGCGTATCAACCGGCGAGATGTCGTAGATGATGTTCGACAAGTCTTCGCGGTTAGCGTTGGCGTTGTCGTATGTGGTAACTTTGGTTACAGAAGCCATGATTATCTCCTAGTGTCGAGCATTCCAAAAAGGGCAGCAGCGTCGTTGACGCTACCGGATGACTTGAGACGCTGTTTCACCTTGGCAATCTCAGTAGACTGGCGCGGGCTAGAGGAGATGTTGCCTGCTCGCATAGGCTTTGGGCCTGTACCTGCGGGCTGTGGCTTTGGCTTGTTCGCCTGCAAGGCGTCATAGCGTCTAGCCTTCTCCAAAAGAACGATAGCCCGTGGATCATACGCCTGCGCTAATTCTTCTGCTGTATAGCCAACCTTCTGGCCGTACTCACGAAGTTGATTTCGCGCCGCTTTCCACTTTGCTTCGTCTTTCCACTCCGGCATCTTCTCTACGATGAACTTTTGTCCCTCGGAAACAAGATGTTGAAGCTGGGCCTGCTCCTGATGAGAGGCAATTGCTGATAAACGTGCCTGTTCGGCTTGCGTGTATGCAGCGCGTTCTTTTAATCT